TAAAGGTATCTTGCAGAACAGCTCATTGTCTAACCGTGGTGAACTGATGCAAGCTTTAGAGCAGATGTCTCAGCCTAACCCACAGGCTGCTGAGGCTGCACAACAACAGCAAATGGCTCAGATGCAGCTGGCACAGGCTCAAGTGGCTGATTTGACCTCTAAAGCTGAGAAACAGTCAGCTGAAGCTCAGAAGACCATGATTGAAGCTCAGATGATCCCTGAAGAGCAACGTGTAAAGCTTGTTCAGGCAGCATCTACTAACCTAGACAGAGGTGATGACTTTGAAAAGCGTCTTAAACTGGCTGACATGATGCTAAAAGAGAAGCAAGTTAACCTGAAAGCTGCTGATATTGCCTCAAATGAGCGTATTGCAAGCCTCCAGATGGCAAATAGATCAATGAAGCAATAGATTTTACTTGACAAAGTGTTGTTTTTATGCTACAATAACACTTATATAAGTTACACATAGAAGGATAAGCCAAATGGCCCCTGATTTACAGAAATATTACGAAGAAACCTTCAATACCATGAGTACTGAGGGTTGGAAGTACCTCATAGAGGACTTTGAAGAGATTAAGGCTAGTTTAAACAATCTTTCTACTGTCGACGATACACAAACACTATATTATCGTAAGGGACAGCTAGATATTATTGAATTAGTTTTAGGGCGTAAAGATGTGTGTGAGAAGGTATATGAGGAGTTAGAAGATGAGTAAACGCATCTATGACTTCCATTGTCCCAACGATCACATAACTGAATCGCTGGTTGATAGCGATCATACCACTGCTAAATGTAAGGTATGTAGTAAGGACGCTATCAGGGTTGTATCCTCCCCAAGGATAAAGCTGGATGGTTGCTCAGGCGATTTCCCTTCAGCTTCCGATAGGTGGGTACAAGTACGGGCTGAAAAGCTCAGTCAGGAACAGAAGCAGAACGCATCCCACGTGGGTGACTAACTCTGAATTCATTTATAACACTCCTAAAACCCATATAGGGCAGGACGAAAGGTAGGTATGGCTCTCATTGAACAAGAAGAATTGGGACAAAGCGAATTTGATGCAGTAGATGAACAACAGGCAGCAAGGCAACAAGCACCTGTAGAACAACAACAAGTCTCTAATGTTCCCGACAAGTATCGGGGTAAAAGCTTAGAAGACATCGTGACAATGCACCAAGAGGCTGAAAAGCTAATTGGAAGGCAAGCTCAAGAAGTTGGTGAAGTTCGTAGATTAGCAGATGAGCTTTTGAAACAGCAACTCTCCTCTAAACAAGTACAGCCTGCAGTAGTAGAGAATGAGGTAGACTTCTTTGAAGATCCTCAGTCAGCGATTCGTAAAGCAGTATCAAATCATCCTGATGTATTAGCAGCTAAACAAGCTTCATCACAACTTCGACAAATTCAGACACAAGCAATGCTCAACAAGAAGCATCCTGACTTTGCAGATATTGTGCGTGACGGTGAGTTTATTGATTGGGTTAAAGCCTCTCCCATGAGACTTAATATCTATGCAATGGCTGATGCTAATTATGATTTTAATGCTGCAGATGAATTGCTTTCAACATTTAAACAGATCCGCACATCTAAGACACAACAAACCACTGATGCCGGAAATGCTGTACGCAAGCAAAACTTGTCAGCAGCATCTGTAGATGTTGGAGGGACTGGTGAATCATCTAAGAAAGTATATCGTCGTGCCGACCTTATCCGGCTACGTATGACAGACCCTAACCGTTATGAAGCACTTGAGCCTGAAATTCGAGCAGCTTATAATGAGGGACGGGTTAAATAACTTTTTAAATTAATTATATTCTTTAGGAGAATTAAAAATGGCTTTAGGTACAGATCACGTCACGCGGACAACCGCAGACAAGTTCATCCCAGAAATCTGGAGTGATGAAATCATTGCAACATACAAGAAGAACTTGGTGTTGGCAAACTTGGTTAAGAAAATGACCTTCAAGGGTAAGAAAGGTGACACCGTTCACATTCCTTCACCTACACGTGGCAGTGCTTCAGTTAAAGCAGCTTCAACTCAGGTAACACTGATTGCAGCTACTGAATCAGAAGTTGTTGTTTCTATCGACCAGCACTATGAGTACAGCCGCTTGATTGAGGACATCGTCGAAGCTCAAGCTTTGTCTTCACTGCGTAACTTCTACACTGAAGATGCTGGCTATGCTCTGGCTCGTCAAGTTGACACATCATTGATCCAAATTGGTCGTGCTGTTCAAGGTGGTGGCGGTACGTCTGCTTACTCCGGTGCTTTCTCAGGTGCTGACGGTACTACAGCTTACGTTGGTGGTTCTACTAACACAGGTTTGGGTGCTCTTACTGATGCAGCGATTCGTCGTTCCATTCAGCGTTTGGATGACAATGACGTTCCTATGGATGGACGTTTCCTTGCTATCCCACCTTCAAGTCGTAACACTTTGATGGGTTTGGCTCGTTACACTGAACAAGCTTTTGTCGGTGAAATGGGTAATAACAACACCATTCGTAACGGTGAAATTGGTAACTTGTACGGTGTACCCGTGTTTGTTACTTCTAATGCTGATACTACTAACGGTACTACAGCTTGCCGTATTGCACTGTTGGCTCATAAAGACTTCGCAGTCTTTGTTGAGCAAGTTGGTGTACGTTCACAGACTCAGTACAAACAAGAGTACCTTGGTACATTGTTCACAGCTGACACACTGTATGGCGTGAAAGAACTGCGTGACGGTTCAGCAGTTGCTTTGGCTGTTCCAGCCTAAGTGATAGAGGGTTCCCACTGTAATAGGTGGGAGCCTTTTTAATGTGCTTAATAAAGCATATCAGAAAGGTAACATAGCATGAAATTTAAATGTAAACAAACTAATTTAATCTACAACTTTGAGTTTGAGGTAGATATTGCTTCTATGTTGAAGCACCCTGACTATGAGGAAGTAGTTGAACCTGTTGTAGCACCTAAAGCAACTAAGAAAACAGTAGTAAAGCAAGATGAAGCCAGTATCGACGGGTAATGTTCTTACTGCAGCAACGCAGACTACTATCTATACAGTACCCACTGGTTACTATGCTAGATGGACTCTTTGTTACGTTGTAAACCATTCAGGTAATAATAAATTTATTGATGTTGTGTGGTATGACGCAAGTACAGCAACTGAGGTTCACGTATTTGATAACTATGTGTTAAGTACTACTCAGTCTGTTACTTTTGGTAATGGTAATTATGTTGTACTTGAAGAGGGTGATCAAGTTCGAGCAACGTCTGAGACTGGTTCCACAATGAATACTATTAACACGTTTGAGTTATATAGAAAAGGCGAATAACCATGGCTTTATCAGCAGCAATGCAATGGGCTTTAGACAATGGAATGACACAAGCCGATGTCTATAAAAACATTAATGATTTTTTAGCTACTAATCCAGATGCTGCCACAACACAAGCACAGATGGCTCAGTATGGTATTTCACCTCAAGATGTAGCTGCTGCAACTGGTGGTGCTTCTGGTGGTTTGCTAAGTGGTAATATTATGGCTGGTGCTAGTTGGAATAGTACCAATACAGCATTGCAAAACGCTTTGACTGAGGCTACTGGTCAGCAAACATCTAACTACGCTGTTGGTGGTTCTACTACTGCTGACACGCTAAACCAACTTAATACATTCTTAGCAGGTGGTGGTCAGTTTGACCCTAATGCTACTGTTTACTTGCAAGCAGGTGGTGTTGACTTCATTACTGGTGTAGATAAAGGTGTTGTTAAAGATAACTTAAACCAGATTGTTAAGACTCTTGGTAGTCAAGGTGTTAATGTTGTTTTGACTGGCTCTCCTTATGCCAAGTCAGTTGACGATGTAATCAATAACAACTTTGACCCTAAAGTTGACCAGATTTATAACGATGTAGCCAAAGCCAACTCTAATGTTGCTTTGGTTGGTACTCAAGGTGAGATTCTGCAAAACAAAGCATTGTTGGTAGATGCTTTGCATACCAATGCTGAAGGTACGGCAATCTATAACCAATCTGTTATTGATGCTTTATCACAGTTTAAGAATGAAGTTCCAGCAAGTACTCCTCAAGCGATTGCTCAAGCCTATCAATCAAACACTGTAGCTACAACTCCTCCAGTTATTACTCAGGCTGCGGCTAGTCCTCCTATTGCTCAAGCATTGGCTACACAAAGTGTTGATGCTTTAATTAACGCTGGCAATTTAAACCCTGCACAAATAGCTGCCGCAACAGGTGTTTCAGTTGGTGAAATTGTTACTCAAGCAGCAGCTTTAGCCCCATTCCAAGGCTCTACAAAATTAGGTGACACTTATGTAAGCCCTAATTATGAAATTACACAGTCTGGTGAAGAACAAATAGTAGGTGGTCTTCAAAGTATTTCCACATCTAAAGTTAGTAGCGAACAAGGAAGCAGAACTGAACTTTACTCACCAACTGGAGAACTTACGAATGTTGGAAAATATGATAAAGGCCCATCATTTTTTGGTGGCCTAGCACAAGCATTTAATGACCCTGTTGTTCAAGCAGCTTTCTTGGGTTTAGGTGGCGGTGGTGCTTTAGGTAACGCTTTAAATCTAACAGGCTCTACAGCACAAGCAGTTGGCACAGGTCTTTTCAAAGGCGGTGCTGCTGCTGCTGGTGGTGCTAGTCTTGAAGATGCACTTAAAACAGGCTTGTTAAGTGGTGGTTTAGTTTATGGTGGTAATGCTTTAAATAACTACTTAACTACAGGTTCTACAGCAGACCCCGGCATTACAGAACGTCAGTTTGCTGCAGCAGATGCTAAACAGTTAGCAGACCAAGGCTTGTCTACAGATCAGATTAAAGATACTTTAACAGCTGGTGGGTATAATGATATTACTGTTGAAAGAGCTGTAGCGTCTGTTACTCCTCCCCCTGCTTCAACGGCTGCATCAACAACAACAGCTACAGGCGTGCCAGCAACGTCAGCAGCTTTGGAGTCTGTAAACATTACAGGCACTGCAGCTCCAGCTATTACCAATGCTAGTGGTTTGTTGAGTAGTTTAGTAACAGCACCGCCTGTTGCAGTATCGACACCAGTTACTGATGGTGGTACAGTTAAAGTTACAGGTACATCTACACCTCAGCAAGTAGATCAAGCAACACTAAACTTACTTAATAGTCAAATTGCAGCTAATGTAACTACACCTACTAATTTAGGTGCTCAAACTAATTTAGCTAATGTTCAAGTTACAGGCAATAAAGGAATGATGTCTGGAGATACTACAAATACAGACATAATTAATACTCTTGCGGGGCTGCCTACAGTGCCTGCTACAAGTGATCCAAGAGTAACAGTTACGGGTGAAAAGCCAGCAACTAAACAGGAACTTGTAAATACTATTACAGCTGCCATTCCTACTGTAACACCGGCTCAGGCTGCTGAAATTGCTGAAAAAGTTATTATAAGTGGTAGTCCTGTTACAGTACAGGATGCAGTCACAGCACTTGCAGCTGTTGTACCGGCTGTTATAACACCGCCTACTACACCAGTTACAACACCTACAACAGTTGATCCACGAGTAACAGTAACGGCTAATCGACCAATAGTAACACCTGAAAACATTAACACTATTGCAGCTGCTATTCCTACAGCAACAGTAACACCAACAGTAACACCAGATCCACGAGTAACTATTACAGCTGATAGACCTGTTATAACACCTGAAAAGATTAACACTATTGCAGCTGCTATTTCCACACCAATAGTAACGCCTGACCCAAGAGTAACTATAACAGCTCCTAGACCTGTGGTAACACCTGAAGCTATCAATACTGCTGCTGCTGCTGTTATACCTACACCAACAGTAACACCAACAGTAACACCAGATCCAAGGGTGACAGTAACGGCTAATAGACCAGTCAATGTTGGAGATGCTTTAGCAGCTTTACCCACAACAATGTTGCCTCCTTCTGTAACTACCCCAACAACAACAACAACACCTGCTAAAACTAATGAGCTAGGTTTAACTGATGCTCAGATGTTATCTTTACTTAGAGGTGGATTAGGTTTATTGGGTGGCTTAGGTGGTGCTTCATTAATTGGTGGCGGTGGTGGTGCTTCTACAGGTGTGGGTGCTCTTCCTACACAAGGTATGCCAACATACAATGATGATTACTTCACTAAAGTACAACAAAACTATAACAGAATTCTTCCAGCAGTCCCTCGTGATGTCTCCTCGCCATTACGTGACTGGTACACTTCACAATACGGAGCTTAAATGACCACAATCATTACTAAGAACAGTAGCACAGCAGCTGCTACACCTGCAGCAGGAGACTTAATTAAAGGTGAGTTAGCTGTTAACGTAACAGATAAGAAGCTGTACACTAAAGACAACTCAGGTACAGTTGTTAAAGTTGTTGGCTCACTTGGTAATCAAGAGTCTACAGCACTGGCTGTTACTGGTGGTACATCAGCTGGTGTTGCCATTACAGGGGGTACTATCAACAATACTCCTATTGGAGCTACCACTGCAGCTGCAATTACAGGAACTACAGTAACTGCTACTACTGGTTTTGTTGGTGCTATCACAGGTGGTGTAACTGGTAACGTAACTGGCAATGTGACAGGTAACGTGACTGGTAATGTAACAGGTAACTTAACTGGTAACGTAACAGCCTCCACAGGTAGTTCAACCTTTAACAATGTAACAATTAACGGTACATTGGACATGGATGCAGCTTCCTCAGCTACCATTACTAACCTTCCAAACCCTACTAACTCAGGTGATGCAGCTAACAAGGCTTATGTTGACTCAGCCGTTGCAGCTGTTGTCGATGGTGCTCCAGCAGCTTTGGATACATTGAATGAGCTTGCAGCAGCTTTGAATGATGATGCTTCATTCTCCACAACTGTAACTAATAGTATTGCAGCTAAGCTTCCCTTGGCTGGTGGCACTATGTCTGGCAACATTGCCATGGGTACTAATAAGGTGACTGGCTTAGGCACACCTTCTAGCAGTACAGACGCAGCTACTAAAGGCTATGTAGACACTGTTGGTGATGCTAAGTTAGCCTTGGCAGGTGGAACTATGACAGGTAACATTGTCATGGGATCTAACAAGGTTACATCTACAGCTACCCCTTCAGCTGATAGTGATCTAACAACTAAGACTTACGTTGACAGTATCCTTGGTAGTGCTACATCTGCAGCTACATCAGCCTCAGCAGCAGCTACATCTGCAACCAATGCAAGTAACTCAGCCTCAGCAGCTTCTACAAGTGAATCTAATGCCTCAGCAAGTGCCTCAGCAGCTGCAGCATCTTATGATAGCTTCGATGATCGCTACTTAGGCTCTAAAACATCAGCTCCATCAGTTGACAATGACGGTAACTCGCTGTTGACAGGTGCTTTGTACTGGAATACATCGACTAGCAATTTATTCGTGTGGACAGGTTCAACATGGGCTAACGCAGCATTTACAGCAGGTGGCTTTGCTACGTTGACAGGTACAGAAACCCTGACAAACAAGACCCTGACAACGCCAATAATCTCAAGTATTAGCAATACTGGCACATTGACGCTACCAACAAGCACAGACACATTAGTTGGCAGAGCAACAACTGATACTCTAACTAACAAAACCATTGAAGCTGGCACGTTTACCAACGGCTATACAGAGGAAGTGGCAACAGCCAATACCAGTACGGCTTACACGATTGACCTTGCTGGTGGCTCTGTGCAAATCTTGACGCTGACAGGTAATTGCACATACACATTTCCAACACCAGTAGCGGGTAAAAGTTTTATTTTGATTCAAAAGCAAGATGGCACAGGTGGTCGCACAGTCACATGGCCTGCGTCTGTTGACTGGCCCGGAGCAACCGCACCAACGTTGACAGCTACGGCATCTAAGGCTGATAAATTTGTTTTTACGGCTATTGATGGTTCTAACTGGCTCGGTAGCAATGCTGGTCAAAACTATACAGTTTGAGGTAAATAATGTTTTCATCAAATACAACAGGAGAAACTGAAGTGCCAAGAGCAGAATCAACTTACGATATTCCCGGAACCTACTCGTGGGTTTGCCCGGCGGGTGTGACTTCTGTCAGCGCGGTTTGCGTTGGCGGTGGGGGCGGTGGTGCGTACTCTGGCGGAGGCGCTGGCGGGGCTTTGGCTTACGCAAACAACATTTCGGTGACACCCGGCACGTCTTATACAGTTGTGGTTGGCGCTGGTGGTAAGGCAAACGGTAACGCTGATGGAGCAGCGGGTGTTACCTCTTACTTCAACAACACATCTACCGTCGCAGGGGGTGGAGGTGGCGGCGGACTTAATACCGGGCGTTCAACCGCTGGTGTTGTGGTCGCTGGAACTGGCGGCAGTGGAGGCCAAGGCGGGAACGGGAGTTCAGCGGCGGGCAGCGGCGGGGGTGGCGGTGCTGGTGGCTATTCAGGCGCAGGGGGCAGAGGTGGCGATCAGAATGCAAGCGGTACGTCTGGAGCAGGTGGAGGCGGTGGTGGCGGTGGTGGCGGCGATTCGCTTTCTGGGGGCGGCGGCGGTGTTGGCGTTCGTGGTCAAGGCGGCAGCGGTGCAGCAGGCACTTGGACATCAGGCTCTGGCGTAAGTACTGGAGGGGGTGCTGGATCGTCTGGTCAAGTTGGTTATAGTAATTCAGATTGGTTTACAACCACTTCCATTGGCCGTTCTGGTCGAGGTGGTATGTTTGGCGCTGGTGGCGGCGGAAGCACTGCATTGGGCGACCAACAACCCGGCACTGCTGGCGCAGTCCGTATCGTCTGGCCCGGCACAACTCGCACATTCCCATCCACTGACGTTGGCACACCATAAGGAGAAAACAACATGCTTGCAAAAATTGAAAATGGTGTGGTGACTCAGTGGCCTTTGGGTGAGCACTTTATTCAGACAGAACACCCAAACACTTCGTTTGCCTTCCCATTAAGTGACCAAACTATTGCGCAGTTCGGCTTTGCGCGGTTCACTTACTCCGACCCGGCAACTTACGACGCAGAATTCCAAGAAGCCAGAGATATTACACCAGTGCTGAATGGTATTGTGGCAACTCAAGCGTGGAAAATTGTAGAAAAATTCAGTGCTGAAGAAAAAGCTGCTTATATTGTTAAGCGTGACGCAGACCTTCTTGATGCAAAAAAAGAATTTGTACGTTTAATAAGAAACGAAAAATTGAGGTCATCAGATTGGACACAAGTAGCTGATGCACCTGTTGACAAAGCAATATGGGCTACATATCGCCAAGCATTGCGTGATGTAACTGCACAGAGTGGATTCCCTTGGACTATTACATGGCCTGATGCACCATGACACAAGAAGTAACTCATGAGCACATCTATGATCGCCTACTGGCTGTAGAAGTTAAAGTAGATAACATAGAAAAAAATACAGAACACGTAATTAAAGCCTTTAACGCTGCTTCAGGTGCTTTCCTAGTACTTGAATGGATCGCTAAAGCTGTGAAACCTATTATTATTATAGGTGCTTTCTTCGGGGCTATTTGGTTAGCTATTGACAATCGTTTTAATGGAGTAAAATAACTATGGCATTGGCAACTCTTTTAAGTGGCGTATCTGCCACAGGTGCTTCACTTGGAATTCGTACAGATGGCGATAAACCAGCTCATGTACAAGTTTCAGGTATTACTATTGGTACAGTGGCTGTTCAAGGCTCTGTAGACGGTACAACATGGGCTACAGTGGCTACAGCTTTGACAGCTGACGGTATTGTGACGCTTTCATCTCCCACACCTTATATACGAGCTAATGTAACAGCTTTTACATCAGGCACT